AGAGGTAGTCGGGGATGGTTTATCTATCCAACCCTTCGCAGAATTCAGCCTGAATTGATTAACAAATGGGAAGCAAGTTTTGATCGCATTATTAAGGAATGGGTCTAATGGCAACCGGTAATCGCACACTTAAGTTATCAATCCTTGCTGATGTTGATGATCTAAAAAAGAAACTTGGCGAAGCTGATAATGCCGTTGAAAGTAATGCAAGTAAGATTTCAGAGTTTGGAAAGAAGGCTGCTGCTGCATTTGCGGTTGCTGCTGCTGCTGCCGTTGTTTATGCAGGCAAATTAGCCATTGATGGTGTCAAGGCTGCAATAGAGGATGAACAGGCACAATTAAGATTAGCAAAAGCATTAAAAGAAGCCACAGGCGCAACTGATGACCAAATAAAGGCGACTGAAGATTATATTCTTAAAACTTCACTTGCAACTGGCGTATCGGATGATGAACTTAGACCAGCGATGCAAAGGTTGGCAGTAAGCACGAAATCAACTACCGAAGCCCAAAAACTTATGGCTTTGGCTTTAGATGTCAGCAAGGGATCTGGAAAAGATTTAACTACTGTTGCAAATGCTTTAGGCAAAGCGCATGATGGACAAGAAACTGCATTGGCTCGATTAGGTATTGGTTTATCACAAACTGAACTTAAAACCATGACATTCACAGAAATACAACAAAAACTTGCAGATCTTTATGGTGGAGCAGCTTCGGAAAATGCTGAAACATTCCAAGGCAAAATGGATCGCATTAAAATAGCATTTGATGAAACAAAAGAAAGTTTGGGAACAGCTCTTTTGCCATATCTTGAAAGACTAGCGGATTGGATGCTCAAAACTGGTATTCCAACATTAGAAGCATTTATTGCCGGCTTTACTGGCAACAATAGTTTATCTGCTGGTTTTACCGATGCACAAAAATCTGGGGAAGATTTTGGCAAGTTTATTGATGGGTTGATTGGTAAGTTTCAAGGTTTTATAACATTCATGAGGGAAGCAATTGGTCTAATTATAGAGTTTGCAAATCAAGGCATCAGAGCAAACAATTATTTATTTAATAGAGGCGCTGATGTTCCTTATATTACAAATCCATCCAAAACTGGTGGATTTTTAAGTAATGCCCCAACAGTTCCAATGAACCCTGCTGGAACTCCGTTTGGTCAAGCAGGTGGAAATACAATTAACATTTCAGTTCAATCAGTTGATAGTGAAGGTGCTGCGAGAGCAGTTGCAAAGGTATTAAATAACAGCGCATCTCGGTCAGTTCCACAGCTGTATAACTCAGGCATCAAGGGCGGATAATGACTGTATTTACTCCCGATTGGAAACTGACAATCAATGCGGTTGAATACACAAATGTTGCAATATCTGACATAGCCCATCAGGCTGGTCGAGAGGATATTTATTCTCAACCCAATCCATCTTATATGCAAATTGAATTGGTTGCCTTAAACAATGAAAACTATAATTTGCAAGTCAATGACGGAATAACCTTACAAGTCAAAGACAGCACAGACACCTATCAAACTTTATTTGGTGGCAACATCACAGACATCACAACTGAGGTTGCAACGGCAAGCAGTATTACCGAAACTTTTACTTACACAATCCTTGCTTTAGGTTCATTGGCTAAATTGCCAAAAGTAATCTATAACGGAACATTGGCTCAAGATGATGACGGCGATCAAATCTATGAATTGCTTTCAGAGTTATTCTTAAACAATTGGAATGAAGTGCCAGCAGCTGAAACTTGGTCAGGCTACGATCCAACGATTACATGGGCAAATGCTGAGAACATAGGACTTGGTGAAATTGATCGCCCTGGTGTTTATGAACTTGAAAACCGAACTGCTGATCCTGACACCACTTACAACATTGCAAGCCTTATTGCTAACAGCGCACTTGGAGTTTTATACGAGGATAATGAGGGTCGCATTTCCTACGCTGACACAACTCATAGGCAGAATTATCTTGCCAATAATGGATACACAGAGATTTCAGCCAATACTGCCATTGGTGCAGGATTAAAGGTTTTGACTAGAGGCGCAGATGTTCGCAACGAAATCATCCTCAATTACGGCAACAACTATGGATCACAGAAAACCGCAATTGATCTTACTAGCATTGCAACCTTTGGGTATCGAGGTGAAACCCTAAATACAGTTTTGCATGATGCTACGGATGCACAAGCTGTGGCTGATCGTTTTATTGCCCTTAGATCCTATCCAAGAGCCTTATTTGACAGCATTACATTCCCATTAACTAACTCAGCCATTGATGATGCTGACCGAGATGCTTTGTTGCAAATTTTTGTGGGTCAGCCAATGCGAATTACAGACTTGCCTGTTCAGATAGCCCCGACCTTACAGTTTGAGGGTTATGTTGAAGGTTGGCGTTGGAGCACTAGATTCAACGAATTATTTTTAACCATAAATCTAAGCCCGATTGAGTTTTCTCAAGTAGCACTTGAATGGAATCAGGTGTCGGGGTCAGAGGCATGGAACACTTTATCCGCTATACTAACATGGGAAAATGCGATAGGAGCAGTAGCATAATATGGCAACAACTACGAATTATGGATGGACAACGCCAAACGATACTGATTTGGTTAAGGATGGCGCAGCTGCAATCCGCACGCTTGGTTCATCTGTTGATACAACAACAAAAGCCTTAAATCCATCAACAACTCTTGGCGATATTGAATATCGTTCAGCAACAGCAAACACCAACACAAGACTTGGAATTGGATCAACTGGACAAGTTTTGACAGTTGCTGGAGGCGTGCCAACTTGGGCAACTTCTGATGATGCCAATGCAATTCAAAATGCAATTGTTGATGCTAAAGGAGATATTGTTGCGGCATCTGCTGCTGACACTCCTGCAAGACTTGCAGTTGGAACTGATAATCAAAGATTGGTCGCAGCGAGCGGTGAAGCAACTGGATTAAAATATGTTTCAGATACTCAAAACACAGTTATTGATGCAGCAGGAGATTTAGTTTATGGAACTGCTGCTGACACATTGGCTCGATTGGCAATTGGAACTGCCGGCCAAGTATTAACTGTTAATTCTGGTGCAACTGCTCCAGAGTGGAAAACCGCTGCAAGCGGTTCAACTTATTCAGGCGTATCTTTATACAAGTCAGCAGCGCAAACAGTTTCAAATTCTACATTTACTGCCATTACCTGGGATTCAGAAAGATATGACACAGACAGTTATCACAGCACCTCAACAAATACCAGCAGAATCACAATTCCGTCAGGAAAATCAGGTTATTATATTTTAACTGGTTCAAATGTTTGGGATGCAAACGCAACGGGAAACAGAGGATTAGAATTAAGAAAAAATGGCACTAGTTTGTATTATTTATTTTTTCAAGATGGTTTTGCTTCTAATGATGGAACTTATCCTTTTACAGGCACAATTAATTTAACTGCGGGAGATTATATAGAAGTTTTTTGTTGGCAATCATCAGGTGGCAATTTGAATCTAAACGGCGGTGCTGGTGGTGCAACAGTATGGCAACTATCTTACTTAGGAGCATAATATGGAACTATGGGAACAAATTATTCAGGCATATCCTGAATTAGCAGATGACAATTTTTCTGCGCTTGAAAAAGAAATTGTTTTGCAAGATGATGTGGATGGCATTGGTGCTTATATTGCTAAATGGGAATACAGCAAACCAATTCCAAAAGGTCTTAAATTAGGCAAGCCTAAAGGCTAATGAAGCCTTACCTATCTAAAGCAGCTATTCAATTACGAGAGCAAATTGATGACAGTTTTGCCGATAGGTCTAGGAAATCGGATGGTTGGATTTCAGACGCTAGGCATCAAAAAGTAAAATCGGATCACAACGCCTTGCCTTCGGGTGAGGTTTGTGCCATTGACATAACAGCTGATCTAGGTCAAGCCGAAGGCATATCTGCCTACCTAGCCGATCAAATACGCATTGCTGGCAAAACAGATAAACGAATCAAATATGTTATTCACAATCATCATATTGCCAGCAAACTGTTGAACTGGCGTTGGCGTAAATACAAAGGCATAAACCCTCATACCAAACATATTCATATTTCATTTCACCCAAAACAAACAGGAGAGTTTTTTAACATCCCACTACTAGGAGGCAACGCATGAAACTATCTAACAAACACAAGGCTGCAATTAAGTCATATTTGAGAGCTGTGGCTGCTTCCGGCATAACTGTGCTTTTAGCAATTGTTGCTGACATCCGACCAGAGTTTGCAATCCTTGCTGGAGCATTAGTTGCACCTATTGCAAAAGCATTAGATCCAAAGTCCGGTAAAGAAGCTGATTATGGAATCAATGCGAAATGACCGCAAACGAATGGGTTGGTATCGCCGTTGGCGTATCCGCCATATCAACAAGTTTGTTGCTGGGTCTGCGCTGGGTTATTAAATCCTATTTACAAGAATTGAAGCCCAATTCTGGAAGTTCGATCAAAGATCAAATTACACGATTAGAACAGCGTGTCGATGATCTGTTTGTTTTAATCAGTAAGCGATAATTTTTGTCATGGCGAACACACGCAAACCTATCAAACGCAAAAAGATCAATAAGCGTATCGTTCGCCAATCTCCTGAACCATTAACAAAGATCGATCAGCATTACACCGCCTTACACGAGTGCTATAAAGCAGCAAGGAAGGCCGGTTTCACACCGGAGCA